CAAGGCTCTACATCAAAATTCCATGTTTCTTCTTTAGCCCAAAAGCCGAAAGACATCCCGCTAATATCGCCGCGTTCAACACTTACCAACAAATCACGCCCTAATGTGGTATCAGGTGGCATTAATTCAAAACGTAAACCTATTGCGTCTTCTTCCAGTTTTAAGGTTCCCGCGCGGGTACGCCCTAATAGTTTGGTATGATCGTGTTCAAATAGTGCCCGTACATCGGCACCGCTACTTAAACTTTCACTAAACGCATTCGCACTGAATTGTTCTACAAAATCGCAATAAAGCACTTCAGAAGGGCTGTTCCACTTCACCACATAGCCAACCAGTTTTTTATTCTCGCTGTCTGCGGTGATTTCGGATGAACGGATTTCAAATTCTTTATTCATACTTTCCCTTTTAACAAAAAGGGGGCTTAATTGCCCCCGTTGGAATTTGACGATTAAGCCGTAACTTCAATGAACTTGATTGCGTTACTATCTACCACGCCACCACCAAGATATTTATCGGTATGGACTTTATAGAAGCCCGGTTCGGTAATGTTATCAGGGCGGGTTCTTACGCCGGTTTCATGATCTACAATGAAGTAACCGCGTTTGAAGTCACCAAAAGCAACTACCGGTTTATTTGCGCCGCTTGCCGGCATGGTTTCAAGGAAGTAAACCGGACGACCTAAAAGGGTTGAAGGCGCATCTACGGTTAAACCATCACGCCAAATAAAATCGCCGTTTTTGTTTTTGAGTTTTTGCAATGCCGCCGCAATTGTGGAAGACATCACCCAAACGGCATTTTTACGGTATTTGCTGTGTAAGGTGTAGAACAAATCAATTAGCGTATCCGCGGTGATTTTATCGGTACCGGCAACTTCTAATTTTTGTAACTTACCAAAGGCGCGTACTTTGTCCGCTTCGGTAGAACGTTCATAGGACAAGAAGCCTTTTGATTTCTTCGTGCCGTCACCGCCGGTTAAGTCGGTTTCTTCAGTTTCGGTGAAGCTTTCGGAAATTTCATCGGTCAACCAACCTAAAACATCAATACTGGAGAAGTCCAAAATTTCTTGAGTAGTTTTCGGATAGGCATAGATAGGATTTAAAGCAATGGCAACTTCATGGAGTTTCGGTGTGGTGGTGCCATTGCGGGCTTGACCTTCCTCACCATGGGCCACTACTGCACCACCGGCGGAAACAAGTTTTTTGTATTCTTTCGCACCAACCGGCAAGCGGACCACGTTACAAATTTGACGCATCACGCTATCATCGGTTAAGCGTTTCATTACGTCTTTATCCAATTGTGGAATCACGGTATAACCGCCATCTTCTTGACCGGTGGTGGAAAGATTTCGTAATTCACCCGTTTTAATGTAGTGGCGTAGTTCGTCATTGCTGAAGGTTTTACCGCGTGTTTCTACCGGCTTGCCTTTGTCGGCAATGTTACGTTCTTCATCGGCCACCGTTTCATAACGGGCGATTTCATCGCTCAATTGTTTGACCAAATCTTTCAACTTTTCAAAATCAACGTTTTCGGTTTCGGTCAATGAGCGGTTTTCTTGTTCCGCTTTGTCTAACATAGCGCGCATTGCTGCGACTTTTTCCGCTTTTTGTTGGCGTAGTTCTAACAGTTTTTTAAACATAGTTAATCCTTTTAAAATCATCTTAATTAAGACGGCTTATAAAAAGCCCATAGAACAATATATATACAAAAAATATAAAGTAAACACCTTTAAATTCAATAATTTAGATACGTTTAGATACGACAAGTTAAAGTTGTTTGATTGCTTAAAATTTGAACAGCTATAAGTTAAATATTCTGTATTGAGATATCTTTTTTTGTTTGGTGAACAAAGGTGAACAATGGTGAACAGTTGGTGAACAATAGAAAAGAATATAACTATATAATAAATAAAGAGTTTTAAGGATTGGTGAACAAGGTGAATAGTTTTTCTAAAAAATTTCTAACACGTGGCTTATTAGTGGTATTATGGCATCAGAAACTATCGTAAATTTGTAGTGAATTTGAGTTTTAGTAACAAGTTTAGTAACAAGATTTTAGACTTTTGAAAATAAACATTTAAAATCAATATAATACAAGGTAATTCGGGTTCAGCTAGTGCACCATATTACAATCCCAAGCTTTTTAGCTTGGGA